AATCATGAATTTTAAACAGGCGAATGCTCAGATTGTCAACGGCTTTGTCGAGGTGCTCGACGGCCCGACTGGCTTTCTGATGATCAAGCGCGACGTGTTCACGCGCATGTTTGAGCGGTACCCCGAGCTCAACTGCAAGAACGACCATCAGAATCGCGACTTTGAAGACTATTGTGCTGTTTTTGATTGTATGATCGACCCTGTCAACCGTCGCTACCTGTCAGAGGACTATGCATTCTGCCGCAGATGGCAGCAGATGGGCGGTCAGATTTTCGCCGATGTCACGACGACGCTCGGCCACGTCGGCAACATCCGATTCACGGGCAAGCTCGAGGATCGCATCACAGCATAGTTCTGATACGCCGAGTCACCGCGTCTCGGCCAGTCATCTCTTCGAGCTGCCGAACAGCCCGGCGCGACTGGAGATGATCGATGAAACCCTGCATGCGTCCACACTCCGTCTGTGCGTACGGCTTTTCGTCAATCTCGTGACTCATGCGCTCGGACATGAGCGTTGGCGTCGAAGGCATATACCAGCCACGCTTGACGAGCTCCTTGGCTCGATCGTGAATCCGAATGACATTCACGCAGTGACACGACACACCACCGGGCACGTCCCAGATCCGGTGAAAGTCCTGGGCGATCGTCATGTCGATCAGCTTTTGCATCGGCGTCGGATGGTGCTTCAGACACTCGGGTACGTAACGCAGGCCGAGTGCCACTTCGCGCTTCATGTAGAAGAGGTTGCACGTAAAGTCAACCGTCCGCTCATCGCACCAATCGTCAAACGAGCCGTCAAACGACACCACGTCGACGCGAACGCGCGTGTCACCCTCAACCACCGTACACTTGTGGATCCGCGTGATACCCGGTGACATTGCACCGTACGTATTCTTGAACTTGCGCGAATCGTGCATCGTCACGTCGAAGCGCGCACCGAGTGCGCGGATGAATTGAGACACATTTGTCTTTGCACGGCTACAGCAGATGTCGAGATCTCCAAACATCTGCTGTTTCCGAACCACCACGTCACGGACGTAGCCACCGAATACCCACATGTCCATAGCAAACGCCATGGCAATCACCTCGTTGGCAAGCTCGGTCGTCATTCTTCTTTGCTTGTTGGGCGCGGCTCAGCCTTAACGGTTGTTGTTGCGAGTAACGTTTGTGATCATGAATCCACCTTCACCTGCAGTAATCCGACCGGCTCTATTCCCCGTGATGTGACCATTCGGGTGAAGCCGGTACCGTCCGGCATACTGGGATGTCGGTGGAAGTACAAATGTTACACCGCCGTCACGGTGACGATTCACTATACGCGCATTGCGCAAAATGCGCTGAAAACGCTGCCCGATGTTAGAACGTGGGATGAAATTCGCAAGCGGACGTGACGGTGCCGCTGCACGTAGCGTATTCCTGTACTGCCTATAAAGAACCGGGTTGGCGAGTATAAGACGGTGAATTGCTGCAGCCGTCATTGCGTTCCGGGGACGATTGCGAGACACTGGACTTTTAAACACATGGGCGGCTACGACGCTCAGTGCGCGTGAACGCGTACCGTTGTTGTTCGCATTCCGGCGGCGAGCCACTGATCGGGTGGTAGTCTTCGTCATGCTGTAAGGGCATAAAATTCCTCAAGTCGTATATCCTCCCTGAGGTTGACAATCGTACGCAGGTAGGTCCGCCGGTTGTTCGGGTACGTCTTGTCCGTCCGAATCTTGACGACGTTCCATCCGAGATCGCCATAGTCGCACTCGACGATGGTGCCGTCTGGAAACTCACCCCTGCAGAGACGCGTCTCGTGAATGAGCCGACCGCGTTCTTGAATGTAGAGGTCCGCCTTGTTGTACACTTGAAAGTCGATCGTGATGCGATCACGCGGCTTCCATTTGAACATCGTTTCGTGTGTGCCCGACCGAACAGGCTCGTTGATCGGCGTAAAGATGAACCCGTCCGTCTCATACGGAGGCACCTCGAGGTTCTTCATGTCGGCCAGCACGCGCATCTCCTTGACGAGCGTCACGAACGGCGACTTGGTCAGGATCGTCTTGACGAGCGCGCGCGCCTTCATGAGTCGCTCGGACAAGGGCATCTGCATGAGAGATTCGCCGCGAATCATCATCGCGTCGTGAATCAGAAACACCTGCCGGCCGTCGTTTCGTGTGACGAGCTCGCCATCCAACAAAGTATCCTTGGGCAGGGTGTACGTATAAAACTGTACGGCAAATGTGCGATCGATGAGCGCGGCGCGCTTGACGCCGTCAATCTCACAGCAGGCGAGCAAATGGCGCACGCCATCCATCTTGTGACATGCGAGGTAGGCAGACTTTTTCAAAAGCGGGAAGTGTTGCCGCTCAATTGAAACAGGCTGAGGACCTGGAAAATACGTCGAGTCGGCTGCAAAGCCCCAAACCCGATTCACAAACGCCCGGAGGGCGAGGGCTTCGCCCATGTGTGTCTACTTATCTACACGAACGCCCGGTGTCTCTAAGATGTTTCCGAGACACTCGTACGTGTAATGACACACCACCTGCGACTGCGTCAACGCACCCACCTTGACGAGCTTCAAGAGCTGATCAAACATCGCCTCGTACGACTCGGTCTGCAGCTTGACCGGAACCTTGTCACCTCGCAGTTTCTTGTCAATCGGCTTTGAGTCCATGGCCCAGACGCGCGCCGACGTCTTGGTCACCTCGTACAGACCGTCGGCCCACTTTTTGCTCACGTCAGTGTCAAACGTGAGACCACGCTGACACGCAGGCTCTTTCGAACCCGCCAGCGTCTTTTTGCGAAACATGTCCCAGTCGACACCCTCCTTGACCGACGGACACACGAGCACCTTGGCATCCTTCTCGAAGGGGTCACACAACTTGCGCAGGCTCTGCTCATCGAGGTTTGTTCCATAGTCGAACCAGATGATGCGCTCGCCCGACTTGATCAGCTTGGCGAGTCCAGACATGTCATTCACGAAATGAACATCGACGTGCAAACCTTTATACATGGCGTACATGTGGATGTTCATGAGGGCGTGAAGTGTCGTCGCCGCGATCGACTTGTTGCGGGTGACGACACACACGAACATTAGGCTTAAAAGCCTCTACGCCTTTAACTCGATTACGAACGGCTGAACGACACTCACGGCCGGAAGCGTCACCCCCGACGAGATGCCGCTGACCGTATAGACAACCACGGGTACCGTTGAAGTGTATGTTCCCGAAACGACGATGTTTTGCGAGAGTGGATCGATGGAGACCGATCGACAGTTGACCGTCGCACCGGGTGCACCGATTTGAATTGCCCATGCATATGCACCTGACGCCGAGTACTTGACGACGAGGCCGTCTATCGTGCCGATGCGCGTGAGTGATCGTGTGCCGATCGTCATCGTCGGCGATGTCGTGTACCCACACGAGTACACGCTGTTCGTCGCGTCGGTCGTACACGACGTGAGATACGTCTGACCGGTCCCGCCCAGTTGTACCGCCCATTGGACGTACCCGAGCGTCGAATACTTGACGATGAAGGCGTACGTATCAACACCGGACGCCGGCAAGAGGACACCCCCGATGCCAATCAGGGATGGCGGAATGCTCGAGACGGACGAGTTGTAAAACACGAGCGTACTGCCCACGAATGTGCCGCACGTCACGATGTTCGTCGACACGTCCTGTGCGATACTCAGCGACTGGACGTTCGATCCGACATACTGCGCCAGCATCTGGATCGTACCTGACGAAGTGTACGTCGCCAGGTAGCTGTTGACGGTTGTCGCCGTGACGATCGCCGGTACACCAAAGTAACTGTCGAAATCGGACCGCGTGAGTGCATAGCCCGTGTTTGCCTGACCGGCCGTGTTGAATGGCGTGAACGTGTTTGACGTGAAATAGCCCGTGACGGACGTGAGCCCGTTGATGGTTGTAGTCGCCGACGTTACAAAGATGTTCCCGGACGGATTACCGGCAATGCCTGTGATCCACTGAAACGTCCCCGACTTGTTAAACTGGGCCAGGTATGTGTTCGGGCTGTACAGACCGCTCACAGACCCGTTGTAGGTCCCGCCGATCGACGACCGGGACACGCCGCTCGTCGACACGGACGTCGAATTGGACGTGAATGTCAGGTAGGCGTTGCCCGGAAGGTCCGTCCCGAGCGACAAAAAGCTTTGGTAGGTCGCACTCGTCTGCCGGGCATTGGCACCCTCGGAACCAGCGACGCTTCCCGTGATGGGTATGAGCCACTGGGGGGTGCCCGTCGCGCTCGCGAGCTTCGTCAGGAACATGTCGTATGTCCCGGCGGTTGTCGTGAGCGTCGTGCCGTACGCCGTCACGCCGTTCGTGTACAGCGTCACAGTCTGGGAAGCGGTCGATATCGTCGTACCGGATACGAGGAGATCACCGTACGTATCCACCTCGATACCTGTCACGTTGGCTCGAGAAGAGCCGGGACCACCTATCGTGGTCACCCAAACAGCCGTACCCGACGTATTGTACTTGACGATATAGCCCGTGTTGGTCGACCCCGAGACGAGATTGAACGTCCCGAACGTCGATCCATCCTTGTTGTACACCACGAGCGTCGACGTTCCAAATGTCCCACACGAGTACGTGTTTCCGAAGGAATCGACTGCAGATCCCGAAGCACCATAGTTCCCCGTGCCACCCGTCCCACCGTAGTACAGCGAGAACACGCCATTCCCGGGTGCCGATCCGAGGAGGCTCGTCGACACGCCTTTGATCGTCCCGTCAACCGGTCCAGCTTCTTGAGTGGGGAACACGACACGGCCTTCGCCGTTGGAAATGTGAAACACATTGTACGACCGAGCGTAGATTCGTACGTCGCGTCCGGTGATGCACGGTGTCAGCGTGAGTTCGTGTTGCTGATTCTCGAGCGAAGAAAAGTTGAGCGTCCCGCTCGGTGAATCGAGTTCAGGTGCGATGCCAAACGAGTACATGTAAAATTGACTGTCTGGGACACGCGTGTGAAACTCCATCCCTTGAATCACGCGCAGGTAGAGTGCCGAAGCATAGTCCGGTGTGATGATGTCGACCGTGTCGGACGCAAGCCGCAGCGACACGAGATGATCCGATCCGCTGTTCGTGTAGTCGTAGACGTTCGACGCATTGTCGCTCTGGACGACCCAGTAGAGCTCGGCGACCGAGTTGACGAATCGCGTCAAGAGTGAATACGTCGATTGGTAAAAACTCGCCGGGAGGCGAAATTGGACGAGCTGAAACGTCTGGCTCATGTAGGTCAGTGGGTACAACGTCATATAGTCGCGCTCCGCCTTTGACACGTAGACGTAATCGACAAAGAGATCAGCTTGGACACGCCCGTCGTACGAGCCGTTCATAAACATCGACGACTGATTGAGCACGATGCGCACCTTGACTGATTCGTCGAGTGCGACGATCGGGATGTTCACCGTGAACGGAAACTGGATGTAATACGTGGCGAGATTGCTCGTCGTGTCCTTGCCGATCAGGGCTGAAAGCGCAGACTGTTTCGCCTGAGGCACGGTGATTTCATTGAGGATGTTCATCGTTTCGCCATAGTGACGCTCGATCACCTGGTCCTTGTACATGAGTTCGACGCGGTTGATCATCGCTGTTCCGGCCGACGGCTGAACGACAGTCGGTGCGTCGGATGGCCACCTCACGCGAAAGACCATCGTGCTGACCACGTCACCCGTTTTGGGAATCGAAACGAGTAGATCGTTTCCAAATGACACGCTCTTTTCAAACTGTACTCGAATGGTCTGCGTTGCAAACTGTGCAGGTGGTTCCTGCATCCCTGGTGTTTACGCAGAATATTTTACGATGAATGTATCGTACGTGTCCCCGCGCGCGTTGAGGATAGCCGCCGGGACGCTCCTGTTTGTGTCGTTGTAAAAGTTGGTCGTGTCAGAGAATGAACCGGTGACGAGAATGTTTGACGATATCCGGTCGTACGTGACGCTGCCCGCGAACGTGTACGAGTCGGCGGTAATGTCGTCAATCTGTGTCGCCCATACGAGCGTACCGGTCGGTGAAAGCTTCATGACGTAGCCATCCTGACCAGTCACTGTGTAGGTGCGCGCCGTGGCGAGCGTCGTCGTACCGTACATGAGCCCGGTTGAAAATACGTTCCCACCTGGATCGGTCGTGACACCGAGACCAAAGTTTGATGCGGGCGAACCAGCTGTCGCCACTGCAAGTTTGATCCATTGAGCCGTACCTGCCGAATTGTACTTTGCGACATACCCAGCTCCCTTTGCAATCACACCCGTCGTGACGGTTGCGCTCGTCCCTGGCTGATTGTACACGTTCCACGAAGTGGCGGTTGACAATATACCACCCGTGATCACGATCGTATTGTCGAGCGCGACGGTCGGTACGACAATACCCTGTCCACCTGCACCGACGCGTGTTACCCATGTCACCGTACCGGCTGTCGAATACTTGACCAAGAAGGCGTCGTTTGTTGCACCGACGCCCGAAAGAGACGTGGGTGTTCCGGCTGCGTTGTACACTCCGAGTGTATTCGTCCCGATCCAGTACCCGGAAACGACGATCGACGCATCGGCACTCGATGCGATGCCAGTCGAGTTGACGGTCGTCGTTGGCGCGACACCAATCTTGGCCACCCACAGAGCCGTACCTGTATGTGAATATTTGGCGACGTACCCGTCACGGGCACCGACCGCCGTGAGTGATGATGTGGTTGTGCCGTTAGCATTGTAAAATGCCGTCGTACCTGTGAAGTTTCCGGTGATGTACACACCCTCCGAGTCGGTCGTAGCGGCAAGCCCCGTACAGTTGTTCCCCGCCTTGGTGACCCACGTGGTGTACTGACCAAAGGCGCCATACTTTGCGACGAACATGTTCGTTCCGCTTCCGGCTGTCAACGTCGTGGCGTTTCCGTCGACACTGACAAAGTATGCCGTCGTCGTGAATGTGCCGACGACGTACACGCTCGTCCCCTGCACGGCCAGTGCATTGATCGTGACGCCACCGGCACCAAGCGTCGTGAGGACTACAGTGCTTGCGAGCGTCGATGTTCGATCGTACACGGCGAGATAGCTGTCCGGTGCACCGCCATACCACGTGAAGAGTGGGCTGTTTCCAAACTGAATGTCGTTCCCCTGGAATGTACCGCCGACGTAAAAGTTGCCCGACGAATCAAACACAATCTTCTGGGGAGGTGTCGTAGGCGACGCCTCGAGTGTACCGGTCGTCGCGCCGATCCCACCGATACCAACCGTCGCGAGTACGTTGCCCGACAACGGCTGAGCACCCACGGTGGCTATGGTTGCAGTCGACGTGTACACCCACCGATTGTCCGGCTGGAACATGGTTTTGAACGACGGCGACATGAAGCGCAGTCCGCCGATACCGTTCTCGACCCGGAACACGTTGTACGTCCGAGCGTACACGCGCGTCACGGTGTTTGCCGATGCACCGACAGACACTTGAATGTCACGCATGCGAGCGAGGTTGACGCTCCCGGCGATGCGCGTGTTGGATTCCGGATCCTGTGAAAATGAAACGAGACTCATGGTGCGCTGCGGCATTGTCGAGTGAAACCGGAACGGCTCAATCTGCCGAGCCGTCCAGTCAAACACCTTTTCGTCGTTGAATTTGAGCTCGATGGGGGTCAGTGGATTGTACACGTAGGGCCCCGACGTCGTCAACGTCTGGTTCACCATGAACAACTCCTTGACCGGACCGGCAATCTCGAGCGCAAAGCGAGCGTTCGGTGACTGGGTCAGGGACGTCTGTGTAACTATAAATTCCTGCGGCTTGATTTCGCTTCTCTCGGGCAGACGCGCATAGTCGATGATCATCGACGCCTGGAGCGACGACGGTGTAATTGCAACCGATGTGTCTTGTCTGAGAACGTTTGGCGTCCCGTACGGGAAGCTGTAGATGTACCGGCCGTCAAACACGTTGATGTTGAACGCGCCCGACGTGACCACAGCTGTTCGCGGACCGGCGGACGTTGCGCCGGTCGTGTAATTGAACCATTCGTACGATGACACGGTCGTGAACGAAAGCGCCGTGTTGTACCGCAAAAAGATGCCGTTGCCACTGACCGTGATGTACTGGCCGTCAAACACCGGTGACTTGAACCCCGCAGTGGTTGCACCTGAATAGACGGTCGAGATATCAAACACTTGCCATGCGCCTGCGGTTGCAAACGTGCCTCGTGTGTCGTACCGGATCCATCGGCTCGTGGTCACGTCAGACAACCAGTAGACGTACCGGCCGTCGAATGTCGAGGCGCTCAGATTTTGCTGAGAGAGGCTGAGCACCGAGTTGTAGTTGAACACGGTCCATGAACCCGCTGTTGTGAATGCGGCGTTCGTATCGTACCGGATGATGAGCGTGTTTTGGTACTTGTCGGCAAAGTAGACGTACCGGCCGTCGAACGTCGGTGCCACCTGCAGATTGATGTTGACTGCGACGACACCCGTCACCTTGAGGTCGATCGTATCAGTCGCGAGACTCTGTGTGTCGAATCGATACACGGTGTTGTACGCAGCCGCAGAGTCGTTCGACCCGGCGTAAGCGTAAATGTAACGCCCGTCAGTGCATGCAGCCCGGCGCGGTATGCCAGCCGGGAAGACGACGTACGATGACGTCAGGAATGACGAAAGTGTCTGGGTGGTGATGACTGGGACGGACACGATGTACTGATCGGTCGACACCGCAAACACCTCGCCG